TCTTGTTATTTCTACTACATTTGAATCAGAAACAGGATCAAATGTACCTGACGTAGTTCCACTAAATAATGCCCAAGTACTAATTGTATTTGCATCTACTTCACTTTTTGAATAGACATCTAATGAAGTTCTAAATCCAGATGCTGAGTTCTTTCTTAAAAATGTATCATCTGATGAATAAAAAGTAGTATCACTATTTCTAGTTGTCTGCCCATGATTGATATTAAGGTAAGTAGCATAAACATACTTCCAACGATATGTATCAGTACCAAGATTATGAATACCATTACTAGCAGACCTAAAAATATTATTAGATATAGTTTCGGCTGGTGTTATAGTAAGAGGAGTCCTCCATATGGGTGTTTCATCTACAGCTTGTGATGCAGTAGTTACATTAAAATCCCAATTACCATCAGCTTGGCTAAATGCCCAATGACTAGCATAACCCTCTTCTGTTATACCAGTAGAGTAATCATTGCCAACTCGAATATTAAAGTTTCCTCCCCCATCATTAGAATTAATAGCATGCTTTCCTCCTTCAATTTTTAAGCTTCCATCTCTTCCGCCAAGTAATCTAATGCCACCATTTATATCAATACCTTCTGAATGAGAATATAATTTTGCTACATTATTATGGTAGAGTATAACTTGACCACCTCTATCAAATCTAGCCCATTGAGCACCGTAAGTACCAGAACTATTTGTTTGAGCTATTACACCTTGACCAGTAGTAGCGTCTACATATAATTTTATACCGCCAATTGAATTATAAGCTGTAAGAGCAGATATAGCATTTATAGTTTTTCCTATATTAAAATCCTGATTAACTGTTTGTGATACATCAGTTATATCAGTTATATTAGTTACCCAAGCTCCCCATGCGCTACCGGCTTTAGCTCTAAATTTCATACGCATAACACTAGAATTAATATTTTCTATAACTATTTGTGTAGAGTAATCAATAGTATCGCCAAGACCTGTATTATGATATAACGTGAAAGCCCCAGCTCCAGTAGGATAAGGATTATCTCCAGAAGTAGCTGAGGCATGAGCCCCAGAATAGCCAAAAAAGAAACCACTTAAATAATGAGTATCAATATTATTATTAGTAATTTGTTCTCCTGTATTTTTTACAAATATAGCTGGGTCTATCCCACCTGCTGTTAAATCAATAATAGAGTCAGTTTGGTCTTTTGTATAAATCTTCTTATCAGCGAGATTTATTGCTAATTCACCACGCTCCAAATCAGAAGGTACTGGAACTTCTGAAGCTGTTTCTGATTTTTTATGTATAAATTTCTTAGCCATAATTTTCCAATGATTCTAATCTTTTAAGTAATATGTTATGAAATTGCGGTTATTAAACCATCTACGACAGTTATTGATGTAGGGTTAGAGAATGTGCCTGAGACTCCAGCTGAGAATTTACCATCTACATAATCCTTACGGGTTAGATTAGAATCTATTGACGGAGCTGAACCATTAACTGACACATTGCCATCATCTTGTAAATGTAGATAAGACTCTGTAGCACCTGCATCATCATATCGTCTAAGAAGGACATCTCCTGTTGAATCAGAGAATGTTAGAGTAGCTCTATTATGCCCAGCATGATCAACTACCCCTAATAAACCTGTTCCTTCTTCATCTTCTACTTGAGCTAGCACATAAGTATTTGTCCCATCTTGTACCAATAAACTCCCAGTTAATGTGCCGCCAGTTTTATCTAACTTCAAATCATCAGCATCATCTACATAATCCTTACGGGTTAAATCTTCATCATTCGATGGCGGGCTAGAACAAGCTACGGCTGTTTGAAATGTAAACTTATCGTTAATTATATCTAAATCAAGAAGTAAAATACCACTAGCACCATCATGACCTGAGAATTTAAAGTGTCCACTATCAACCTGAAGATTAATACTCTTACCTGCTGGGTAATCTCCAATCTTTATATCAGGACTAATAGTAGTACCATTATTAATAATTAAATCCCCAGCAACTGTACCTCCGTTTGCTTCAAATGAAGTATTTGATAACTCTATTTTATGAGTAGATATATTTATTTGAGCTATTTCTAAACTTTGTGCGCCATCATAAATCATAATTTTTTGAACATTTGCATCTGGAGTTTCTGACGTATCTAACCATAGAGTACCTAGCGCAATATCTTGTGGAGCTGTAGGGCCACTACGTAATGAGGTTAATACTTCATTAAATCTATTTAAAATTCCAGCTAATTCAATACCACTATCTGTAGCCGGATTAATATTAAAATCATCTGTTGGTTGTTGTGACATTATTTATTCTCCAATACTTCTATACGAGCTAGTAAATCTTTATTTATATCTGATAGTTCTTGAACTGCTTTAACTAAAGGTGCTACAAATTCTGTATAAGCTAAATTCTGCATACCAAATTCATCACTTTCTATTTGGTGCATATATCGTTTTTTATTACCTACTTGCTCTTTTAATGTTGCCTTAACTTGTTGTGCTGAAAAGCCATAATTAATTGATTCTTGATCGTTTCCACTGTTCCAAGTAAATTTCTTTGGCTCAATAGCATTAATAAAATCTAATCCTAAATCCATTTCTTGAAAAGTTTTCTTTCTCTCATCTGATAATGTTGTCCATGCTACGGCAACCTTTGCCGAGGTATGAACTAAATTACTACCCATTACAATCTGATAAGATGTTGTTGCATAAGAATCTCTACCGATACAAACAGTATCACTATATGTTGTTATATATGTAGTTTTTGCTGAATTAGAATAGTGTCCGGCCTCAAGTCCAATAGCAACATTGTTACTACCTGTCGTTAATCTTAAAGAAGCATATTTCCCTATTGCTATATTATCATCACCGCTAGTTAAGGCACTCATAGTTTCATAACCAGAAGCAAAATTTCTATCCCCAGTTACATCGTTAGAGTATCCACTACGAAGAGAATTATATCCAAGAGCAACATTATACCCACCAGATGTTATTGCCCTACCTGCATAATGACCAATACAATAATTAGCACCTCCGCCTTCTATAATTGCTCCAGCCTCATTGCCTATCATAATATTAGCTGAACCATAAGTTGAATATTCACCGGCACCTTTACCAATTGCAATATTACCACTCCCTACACTTAAAGGTAATGCACTTTTTCCAATTGCTACAGTACCAGATGCAGTTGTAAGTGCGTTACCAGCATTATCTCCTAGTAATATATTATCAAATCCTGATGTAATAGAAGCTCCAGCATTCGGTCCAATAGCAATATTTGTATTGTCTGTCCCATCATCATTAGCTAATGCCGATCCATCTTCACTTATAGCTAGTGATGAGTCTTTAAAAGTGATGTAATTATCTTCAAAAACAATAGTATTTGAAGCAGTTACTACAGTAAACATTTTTATATCTATAGTACCATCATAATAATAACAAATATGATTTGCTGAATCAGTTGTTTTTAACCATACTGTCCCTGCTACTGCTGAAGGTGGTGTACTATCTCCACTACGCATACTTAATAAAGCATCGTTTAAGTTATTCAAATAGGTAGTAAGTTGTATACCTGACGTTGTATATGGGTCAATATCAAAATCTTCATCTGGTTGTTGTGACATTATCTTATCCTTATAATAATAAATAGGTTGTTATTGCAGTTGGTAGTTGAGATATATCATCATCTTCTCCAGCTTCAACCGCATTATAAAAAGTAGTTTCTTGTTCGCCATAACCTTTTGCTATAAAATCGAATTGAACTCCATCTAATACATCATCTGAAAACCCTACAGCTAGATCTGAAGTATAAAACTCAATATCAAACCCAGTATTAGTAATATTACCGAGTACATAATACTGCCCCGCTATTACATTATCTTCTGTTATTGCAATAACTGGTTTTACTCCGACTGTATTAGTGAAAGGTTTAGAAAACACTACACGTTTACCTATACCAATAGCTGGGTCTAAACTGTCATGGTCGATGTCATTTCCATATTCAGTTCTATCAGGCATATCAACAATTACTTTTAACTTATTAATATGAGGTGACATATATGGACAGCAAGTTATAAGAACTACTCTAAAATAAAAGTAATGTCCAGTATAAAATCCTGCTGTTAAATTTTGCCAACCACCCCAATCGCTTTCTTGTTCTAAAGTAGTAGCATCTTCTAATAATACCCAGTCTGACATTGAACCATTTAGAGAAGCTGTTTTTACTTGAACGACAGCATTCCATTCTCCTATTTTTGACTGAGTTAAATCTTGTAAGTCTGATAATAATTCCCAATTAGATACTGGATAATCTTCAACAGTATGTCCTTCTAATTGTGCAGTAAGGTAGCATCTGTAAATTGCACCTACATCGAATAATGTTGTTAAGTCATAAGTACCGTAAGAAACATAAGTACCATAACCACCAGTCTTAGCTAATTCAAGCCCTTCATCGACTAATTCAACATTTGTCATAGTTCCGGTAAAAGTTGGATCTTCTATAGATTCTTGGAATAAGTTCATTCCAGTTATTTCAGGAATTGTTGTCCTTACTAATCCAAATTCATCTGAAAGATTACCTGACGTATCTAGCGTTTTTATCATATACGCACCAACACGAGCATTAACATCTATAGTTGTTGCACTAAATGGTATTAAATTACCTTCTGATGTAGCATTATCCCAATTAGGATCATCTCGATTAGGGGTATACTTTAAAATATATCCAGCTATATCATTATCATCAGGTGGTAGCCAAGTAAATGACATAGTTTGTTCAGTTATATTTCCTGCAAAGAATAATGGTTTTGAAGGTTTAGTTGTATCGTAAGGCGGAATTACTGAAATATAATCACATGACTCTATTGGAGATTTATAACCAAATGCATTAACAGGGATTACTTTTACTAAAATATTTTTATTTTTAAGATAATCAAAATCTAATGCACTTTTTGCTTCGTATAGTTTATATTCACATAATTCTGAAGTAACTTTACTTATAATTTCAAAATCAAAATTATCTTCATTACTAATCCATATCTCATACGATACTGCTGTCCCCATAGAAAACCAAGTTATTGTAATATCAACAAGAGGTATCCTGTTAATATGATATAATTCAGATTCATATGATACCCCAAATGCACATGAAGGATATATCATATTATTTTCAACTATTAGAGGTATATAGTCTGGTATTGGTCCGGTATCTGCATTTTTAATTTCTGGAGAATATGGAACTAACGTAAATGAAGCTGTTAAATCACTTGATGGTGAAATAGATTTAACTAAAAAATCATCAGTTATTTTTTCTAACTCACCAAATACACATAAGTCACCAACTGTAACGCCAAACTGAGTAGGTTCTACGTCTAATGTAATTTCATATGCTCCGCCAGAAACAGTATCAACTGAATAATCCTCCATTGTTCCAATATTATCGCCAGATCCTAATCGTATACGAAGCGCATAATCATTCTCTGGAGCATAAAGAACAGGTTCACGCAATGTTACAGTATTTCCAGTTATTGCAATTATTCTTGAAGATTCTCCACCAGTATAAGATACGTCATGTTGTATGCTAACTAAATCTCCTCTTTCACATACTAAATTTTCTATATCTGTTGTAAGTGTAAAAGTTTCATTTCTAAGTTTTCCTTGAGCTAGAAAATATCTTCCATCTCTATAAACTTGTCTAGGATTAGTTGTATTTGTCATAGACAAATCTTCAAAATAAGTTGCCGCTAAACAAGCTATAGGTACTTCTTCTGAATCAAAACAATTTGTAGCTATACCACCTTCAAAATATGCGTAATCGCCAAGATAAGCATTATCATAATCATAGTATTCACTAATATTATTACCGCCTACCTGCAATATTATTCTTAATGAAGTATGGATTGCAGTAAATATATAATCTTCTACTGTATCACTAGCGTATTCACTATAATTTATTGGTGTACCGAGTAATATATAACCAGACCCAGTTCCACCAATTCTATCAACATGAAAATGATATGTTTTGCCAATCTCAACAGCTATAAAATGTTCAGCACCGCCATAATTTTCTATGCTTACGTGATTGGTAACTCTTAATGTTTGAGTTGGGTTTGTTATTGTAGAATCATTTGTTTCAGCCCACCCATCAGTATTAGAATCAAATGTACCGTTTGTAAGAAAATTAATTAAATCAGCAATTTCAGCATACTCATCATTATAAACTATAACTTCAGAAGCTTGCCATTCACTTAAAGGGTCAATGAAAGTACATCTTAATCCATGAGGTTCTTTTGTAAATGTTTTACTACCTGAGAAGTTCCAAGAGTTTTTATTAGTAAACATTTGTGTATATACTGGCACATCAAGAAACTCTTCCCAAATGACAGCATATTTATTTTCACGCATTGTTAATGTAGCTCTACCAGTAGATAGTACATCTTTTAATTTTTCGTATACTGTAGAGTTTGAATCCATATTTGCATTAAAAGTATGTTTATTATGAGTTCCTTCGTTTCCATCATCTACTTGAGTATCACAAAATATAGACCAATCATAAAAAGAATTAAAATCAATTCTTGAATCTGGTATTGGGTCAATATTAGCTATTCCACGTAAAATATCTAATGCAATCCAAGCGTTATTAGAAGTATAATTAAATGTCCAATTATCTATTACTGATGGATCACCGCTCCCGTCCCAAATCCATAATTGCCTTTGGCACATTGCAGTTAAATTATCAATCATTCCACTTAACTGGTCAGTAGCTGTTACTTGTAAAGATAAAACTGTATGCGGTACATTAAATCTTAGTGGTGGTATATTTGTTGATGAAATAGAACTTACTAAAACAGTCTTATCATATCTTTGGGTATCATGATTTATATTATCTAAATATGCAACGGTATCCGTTCTTATAATACGAATATCCCATTCACTAATATAAGGAAAAGTCATACTAGTAGATAAATAAAATGGCTCAATTTTTGTAAAATTTAAACCAAATCTATCAAATGTAGACATTGGTAATGATATAGGTGACGTTAAAGTTGCTGGAGGGACATATGCTAAAACTAATACTTCGACCCAACAATAATCACCATCACCACTACAATCTTGGAGTTCTAATACTGTTATATGTCCTAGAATATCAAGGATAACTGGTAAATCATCTGGCATTGGTGGATCTATAGTTATAGTATAATCTGGAGATATTCCAGTTACATTAGTAATTGTAAATGTTATACCAAAATAATAAAAAGTATCACCAATAATAGGAGTCGATGTACTAGTTATATCATATGTGTCTTTTGGGATTATTGTATGTGTTTGTCTGCATTGTGTATAATGAGGGCGTATATCACAAATTGATGGTTTTGGGTCAGGAGTGCTAGTTACTAAATCTGAAAACACAAAAGTAAAATCTCTAAGTACAATACCTGTAAGGTCTACAGGTCTTGAATGTATAGGAGATAAAGTACTATAATTTTTCCAATTATCTTCTATATCTTCTTCAGAATGATTTTTATAATGAATTCTAAAATATGCACTTTCTGACTCTTTATCGCCTGCATCATCTCCATGACCATCTATTCTATATAACCCCATTGGGAGACTTATAGTAAGTGTTAACATATTACAATTACTAACAGCAGTTGTTCTTTTTATAAAAGACTTTAAAATTGTAGTTGAAAAATTTTCTGTTACGTTATCGTTACTATAATATGGTAATGATCCTGTAGTATAATTTGTATCAATATGCCAAAGTGCTTTTGTATAAGCACCTATTTCAGTATTACCAAGGCGAATATCAGTTACTTTTACATTTCCATATCCAAAATCAAATATAGAATGCAACGTTTGAGTATTCCAAGATGTTGTTATATAAGGTTCTACTGCAATATCTGGAGCAACTTTAAATTCGCCATAAACGTTTCTTACAGCTTGATATACTCTTCCTTTATTTCTAATTCCTTCTATACCATAAAACCCTGCAGAATCGTCATCTGAAGATGGAGATGATATTTTTGGAGGAAATAGTGCATTTATTAATAATGCCCCAACGAACATTATTCCAGCTTGAGCCATACCAGCAGTAATTCCAGTACCAGCTAATGCACCACCAACTCCAGTTAATAATGGTGCCGCCCATGCGGCGAAAGCTACTAACGCTATAGTAGCTATAATAGCTAAAGGATTTTTGCCACCTCCGCCTTTAGGTACTACTGCTAAAAAAACTACATTATTTTCTCTAACATAAGTATTTGACCAATTAACTTTATCTATTTCTACGCCATCTATAGTTACACAAAGATAATCATGTAAAATCTCAGGCATTTCTAATCTTGAAACTAAATTAAATAAAGAAGTTTTTTTATTTATTTTAAATTTTTCAACATTACTAGATACTAATTTTCTTTTTACGTAAACTGACATTATTGAACTCTTAATTTATGATTATAAAAACCTTCAATTCTCTTTTTCCACTTAAAGCTATTGTATCGCTCTATAGCTGAGTTATGCCCTTTTAACGTATGAATCATATAAGTTTCATCTAAATACATACCAAGATGTATAGGATGTCCCATAATATTCATTAGGATTAAACTAAAAAGTTCTGGGTTTTGTATTTTTTCCCAATTTTCTTTATCATGCTCAATTGCTAATTCTACTGAAGCTATATGATCGGCATTGACATAAAAATCATTCTTTGGCAAAATTATACCTTTTTCGTTTTTATATATTTCTCTATAAATTCCCCAACAATCAAAACCATTACTATCTTTTTCAATTGAATAAGGAAGGCCAATATATTTTTTAATCCATACTGGCATCATTTAAATAATCCTAAATAACCTGCCGCTTTAGATACAACATCTTTTGGCCATTTTTGATTTAATATATCATCAGCATAAAGTATTCCTGATATTTTATACATATCATATGTTATCTCTCTTAATTTTAGATCAGATATTTCTATTTCAACTTCTTCAGGCTGACTGGCTAATACAAGTTTTATTGTAATATCTGGTGAATCACTTATACTTCGGATTGTCTCTATTAATAATCTATCAACATTATCAAATTCAATATTTACAGTTGGTAGCTTTTCTCCGTCATCATTTCCTAAAATGACACTAAATGGATAAGCTAAGTAGTCTATATCCGGTGTGCCTGTAACAGTAATTTTCTCAGAATTATTAACTAAATAAAATGGTTCAGCTAATGACGAATGGTCAATCTCCATTAATATTAACCATATCTCTCGAGTTTCAACATCTTGGGTAGACCGTCTAGCTATACTTGTAATTGCTCTTGGCATTATAGTTTTTGCAACCTTTCCCATTCAAAGGATACAGTATAATATAACCCTCCTAACGCTGAATATGAGGGTGGTGATACAAAACGATATTCATACGTATCTGTTGGCACCGCTGGATCTTTATAATCAAATCTATCAACTCCACCATGAAGAGTATTATTATAAAAATCTTCAAAAATTATATATTGAGCATGCGTTATCCACATACTTCCTTTCACAATAATAATAGGAGTTGTATATCTCCGTCTTAATTTATCGACACCAGCTTCAATATTTGTCCTAATGGCATTAGGATTTTGTTTTTGAGAAAACCCATTTTGCAATATATCTTGTGGCAAAAAAGCTTCACTCGGCCATGCTTCATCTGCCATATTAGAATCCTCTCCGTTTTACGCCATAAGTAGAGCCCATCTGTTTATCTAAAGACCCATTTTGAATTGCTGAATTTATTTTTTCTTCAATCATAACGTCAATAGTTTTATTCCCTTGACTATCCGTAGTTTCTTTAGTTGTAGATTCGGAATTACTTGAATTATTATATACGTTAACTATAGTTTTATTTCCACCGCCGGACGCCTGAACCCCAAGTTTCCCATCTGATCCCCGAGTTAAAGGCATGATAGCTTCGGGACCTTCTTCAGCAAATAAGCCAACTGCTCCATTTGCCATAGGGAAAACGTGAGGTGTATTGAAAATATCGCCGTTAGCAAATTTCTGCAAAGACCCATTGTCAAAAACATCACCATTAGCTGACATTGCGCCTATTGTCGGACTTATGTAATTCCCCATGGATACAGTAGTTGGGCTTATTGCAGAAGCTCCGCCAAATAAACTAGGCAATGAACTAAACAACGCATTGGCTAATGGTTCGGTTATTGCTTTCTGTATTGCAATTCGTGCTAAATCGGCAAGGATACTATCCACTAGATCACTAAAATCAAGTTTGCCAGTAGTAACAAAATCAGCTAACGCATCAGTCATACCATCGAATGCACCTACCGTCGCATCGCTCATTAACTCAAATGTACTCTCAGACTCTTCTCCAATTTCAAATAAACCGCTACGAATGCCTTCGTACACCTGTTCACTTTCGGTGAGCTCATCATTCGCCGCTTTTACTTTTAATAAATTCTGAGCAATTTTAATTAACTCTTCATTGTAAAGTTTCGAATCAATTGTGGTTGTTTCGAATAATTTTTTCAATTTTGCGGTAGCTAAGTTAGCATCGTATGTCGCTTCGGCAACTTCATCGAATTCGTAAGATAGTTCTCTTAAAAAATCAACTTTAGTGGCTTTGACTAGATCGTTATACAATTGAGTTGCTTCGCGCACCTTTGCGCTGTTTTCTTCAATAGAAATACTACCCAATTTCCGTAAATCATTTAATTTTTCAAGTTGATCAATATATTCTTTGCTAACTTTTGATGTATCTATTTTCAATTCAAATGCAATTGGATCTTGAAGATCTTTCAAATCATTCATCATTTTAATGGCAGATTTTCCATAATCTGACATTAATTTTGTTGATTTTTTTAATGCTGTGTCTGCTTTTTTCTTTTCAGCTTGTAACTTTGCCTCGGCATCCAATTCAATTTTTAATGCGGCTTTTCTTTCTAAATCTAATTTTTGTTGTTCTTTTCGAAACATTTTATCGATACGGGCTTCTTGTTCTCGATATTCTTTTTTTATTTTAAATTCTTCTTCCGCAGATTTTAAAACAGCTAACGTAGCCGTGTTTTGAGCTAAAGCACTCGCAATCGCTTCGGCTCTCGCTTTCTTTTCAACTTCGATCCGATCTTTAAATTCTTGTTTAGCTGTTTCTGAAAGTTTTGCTCCGCGTTCCACTTCTTCATTGATTAATCTGATATCCCGAGTAGCTCTGGCCGCCATTGTTGTTTCATCAAACAATTCATGCCATTGTTTTTTTAACCAAAGTAACGTGAGGCTCACATCGGTCATCTTTGCTGAAAAGTTTTCTTTTATCCCAGATACCCATTTATCCCAATTAATGGCCACCGTATTAAAGAAAAATTTAAAATGGGCAATTAAAATTCCAAGTGAAGCTTCCAAATTTGCTGGGAGTTCTTTAAATGACCGTTTCAATAAACTAATAAAGCTATCGTCGTCGGAGACAAGTTGCGTTAATTGATCGAATCCATCCATTATAAATGCTGGAATGTATTTGAATTGAGAAAGAGTTCCCATTGTATCCCCAAGAACAAGGTCCCATTGTTCTAGGTGATTTTTAGAAAAGCTTAAAGATTCCGCAAAAAAATCAACAGCCTCGCCACTTTCTCGCAATTCTTTTAACCACGCCGCAGTTGAATCGGCTAAATTGGTGAATATACTTTCGCCTGAATATAAATCAGCAACTAACAACGCCCATTGATCATTCATACGAGTGGTTGCAGATTCAAGAGTAGTGGTTAATCCTTCGAATTGAGCAACTCTGTCGCCTAATCTATCTAACGCCTTAACCATCATGTCGGTGCCTAATAGACCTTTGGCTCCCATTTCTTTAATGGTTATCCCTGTATGACCGGCTTCATCGGCAATAGCACGTAATGATTCAAGATATAGTGGTGCATTTTCACGGATGGCTCTCAGTTCCTCGCCCTGTAAAGCGTTTGCTGAAAAGGCTTGTGATAACTGCAGTAAGGTGGAATCAATTTCTTTCGCAGTAGTACCTGCGGCTCGACCAGCCAGTACAAGATTCTCAGCCCATGTCCCCATGACATCCACTGAGAAAGCCCCTTTGGTGGCCACAGAGAACCGTCCTACGACCGATCCCAATGTGTCCATTGCGATACCAGACTCATAGGCCTTTTCAATGAGGATCTCAAAGCCTAAGGTTTCTTTTGTTAGGACTTTCATCTTTTTCGATAAAAGTTCAACCTTTTGAGCTGTCCTTTCAATAGCGGCGGCGGACTTTAATAGGTTTTTAGCAATTTGGTATCCTAAAATGATACGCCAAATATTAGATACTGCTTTAGAAGCAATCTCTAACCCGACTAACGCTGAGTTTGTAGTTCTGGCATGACGTTCAATATTAGAAAGCGTACGACTATATTTATCGCCGGCATTTTGTGCTTTTCGAGTGTAGGACGATGATTTATTCATCGTTTGATTAAGTTTATCGAGACTTGATTGAGACTTACGTAATGCTCGATCTAACTTATCAAAGTCAGATTGTGCCTTTGTTGAATCAACTTTGATATTCGTATTAATATCAACCATTACGTTACCCTATTTTATTGATTAATCTTTTCCGGTTTTCTACTTGATAATTTTTGTTTAAACACTAATACTTCGTGGTCAATTATCATTAAGATGTCAAGTAAAGTATAAACGTTAATGGGGGACGGGTACACTTCAAAATAACTTTTATAATCACTAACTGCGATATAATCGTCAATTCGACTCATCCTTTTGAGTCGATTAAAGGTACTGTAAACCCATTCCTCCAGATCATCTAGTTCTGGAAACGTGTCAAGTGGCGTTTCTTGTCCCTGCTCATGTAATTGAATAAAGGTTTTGACATGTTCAAGATATTCAAGATTCCACTTCACACGAGCTATTACTTTCCCGAAGTCTCCCCAACATTAATGTAGTTATTCATATTGGCTGAAAAATCTTCAACATATTCTCGCAAATCGCCATCATTCGTCAACAGTTCAATGGCATTACTCACGCTATACTTAACAGGTGAACCCTCATCATCCAACAGTGTAGCTTCATCCCAATCTAGTAGGATCTCTTCAGCATACGTTTGGATCAATACCCGTTTAGCAACATCGTTACTAATATCTTTACCTTTCTTACGTTGCTGTCTGTACGGCTCCATTAATCGAGTAAGTTTGGATTCGTAATGAGGATTATTCGAGGTACGGGCAATTGTCAACGTTAATGTATTACCACAACCATCGTCATACTCAGTAACCACACCTTCCAGTTCCGATGTGCGTGACGTTTTTGTAAATTTAAGCATTTGTATTTCCTGTGTGTATGTTATTAGTCCCATGTGTGTTTTTAATTATAAAAATGAGCCTAAACCACACACAGGACAGGGCTTTGGCTCATAGTCTCCGAACTTACGTTCAAAGTTGGTTAGAATTAAGCCTTATCGACAAAACTCATTTTAAACATATAATCGTCGGTTTCATCCCGTAATGCTCTAAACGTACCAGTTTGAACCAAAAATGAATCTTTTCCGTCAATCGGAGTATCTAATGTTTCAAATTTACACTTAGGCATATTAATACCGATTGATTGAGTAGCGGTAGCACCATTGGTAGCATCATTTAAAATAATAGTAACCCCGAAACTCTCAGCATTCACAAACTTGTTATAAAGAGCCAAGTCTTTAAAGAACACCTGTACATTACCGGTAATACTAAGTGAAAACGATGCAGTTGCACAAGCTCCCAGTACACCAATGGATTTTGCTTCATTGGTTTGATTATCATAAGTCAAATCTAAAGAGCTAAAGGAACAAGTCCCCAAAGTAACCCCTTCCAGATAAATTTTACCAACAGAAGTTACACTGTTCATAATATTGTAAGCTGGAATTTCTACATCGGTCCCTTCATTGGTTAATAGTGAAGTGCCTGTTGTTTCAGTTCGACCCACCACCCCAATTGAACCATTTAAAATAGAACCGGTTGCAATGTTCAGATTTAGAGTATTGACACGACAACCGTAGTAATACCATCTATACGTTGTGGCGCCTTCAATGGCGGTCTTACGAATAGTGTAAGACTTAGGCGTATCCGCACCGTTCTTGATAATAGTCGTGGTTGTCGCAACACCATCCGTAATTCCTGTCAAAGGAGTTGGCATTGCAGGCTCAATACTGATTTCACCACTTGAAGAATTATCTGTACAAGTATACGTACCGTTTACGGTTGGATCATCGGAAGCGGATACCAATTGAAATACATCACCAATCTCAATTGCCGTATCAATGCCAGCAACTGCCAATGTATTCGCATCGGCTCCGTCGGTGGTAATTGATGATACCGCAATTGCACCGGTAGTATCTTGTTGCAACAGTGCTTTTAACCAAGGTGAGTACGGGTCATGGCTGAGTTCAAAATTAATATCGCCTGAGACTGAAGCATCGACCGGTGTCAAGTCATCAGTTTGTCTATCATCTCGAATGACTTCCGAAACTGCAGTGGTGATGTTTCGAACTGGCGATCCGCCGGTAGTCGGTAATAGTTGAAATTGAAAAGGCGCTTCAATGGGAGCTTCGCCTTCTGTAGTTTCAAGCACGTATGCTAATGAGGTGTAGTTAGTGGAAGTACTCATTTCAAATTCCTCCTATAAGGAACATTATTTAATTTAAAAATGTCCTACAAAAAAGGACTTAATTTTTCCTGTGCTATTGCTCGTCACTCGTAAAATCAGTAAAGCAGATAATGGAATAATATCCATCCACCTGCTCTCCAGAACGCCTAACGTCAGACGTGCTAGTAAATAAATTACTCACCACCTCTTTGTTGTCCATTATACCTTTATATGTATCGGCAAGGCTATACGCTTCACCAGAACCTTTATTAATTGGTGTATAAATTGTTAACTTAACGAAGCCACTGTGACGTTGTTTAGTCATACCAACTAACGCCGCGCCTATGTTTACATTTTCAGACAATACAAATTCAACATCCACTCGCACATAAGCTTCTCCAACTTCACCACGGTAAGGTGTGTTGTCATAATTAATTGGCGTTGTCGTACCCCAACCTGCAATGAAAGCTTGTTCTAATTCTGATCGAGTATCGTTTAAATTCGGCATTATTTACTCTTTGCCACGGCACGTCGATATCCTGCGTCGATCCAACCGGTGTAAGGTTTATTAGGTAAATCGTTTACGCGCATCAAATACGGTTGATTATTAAATAAAATCCACGAACGCCATTGGCGTTTATATTGACTAAAATCAGGTCTTGTGGCTGGGGAATTGTATTCTTGAATTGACGGATGGAAGGTATCTCCCGCCGCGCCTTGCCCTCCACCCATATAAGGAATTGCTTTCCAGCTAAATTGTAATGTTCCAGTATCCCGAGGATGGAGTGGGTTTAAGACCACTTCATCCCATACATTTTCTACAAATTCAGTAATGCTGGTTTGAATTTCAGTTTCAATTAATTTGCTAAGTTGAGTAAAACTATTAGCGGTCTGGCTCATGACCATCTCCCGCAAGTTAAGGAATGCGTTACGTTAGCAGGGTCGGTATCTGTAGCTACCAACTTATAGGTTTGGGGATCATTTTCAATAATTAATTTCATCCCAACTTCAAACTTCGCCACACTTTTTTCAGTATCTAATATTAAAATACCGACGCCGTTAATCAATGTTGAGTCTGATCTGACTTGTTCTTCACTTAAAGAAGTGACTACTCCACGTATAACCCGATTTGTTTTAACAGACGTATTTGTACCTGCAACTGGATCGTAAGTAGAATCATTAAATTCAATAACCGTAATTGTTTTGACAGCATCAGCAAGATCGCCATCAAAAGCTTCGGCTATATCAGCGGATATGTCTGCGTATAATCCCATATCACACTCTCACCAATTGGCCGTGCGAACCTCTAGTGCAATACACTGAGAGTAATGCTGTAACTTCTGGGTATTTATCACCTTTTTTAACGGGACCACTCATGAATCCTGAGTAATTGGTTTCGACCTCAACTTTATCGGCCTTGACTCGCTTGGCCACAACCGCCTGCCCGCCTAACGCATCGTACTCAAATAAGGTACCCAAAATATATTCATAAGCCAATAGGGAATTAGCTACTTGAAATTCATCGGGGACAGTTGTTAAATCATCCACATCCATATCGTCAACGGCGACACAGGTGTATTTTGAATCGATAAAGTATCTCGCTTGCACCAATGCGTTATTTTTTTGAGAGTCGCTGGCGTTTTCCCACTCAAGTTTACCCACGTTAATCGTGTTTGCGTAAGCTAAGTCTGTATAGGGAGATAATAACGCCATGATTAGTCTTCAGTCTTGGTACTAGTGACTTTTTCTACAGGAGATTCAGATTTTACTTTTTCATTACGGAATTCAGCTTGTTCCGCTTTTAACTTGGCCTGCTCAACTTTCAAAGCGTCGGCTCGTTGCTTTAACTCAATTCTACGTTGATTTTCATCAATGATCTTATTGGTTGCTCTTATCTCTTCAATCGTTACTTTACGAGTAAATAAAGGGATATCTGTTTTAGTAGCCATAATTATTCCTGTGAAATTAAATAAATGCGTGGGAAATCATGTATAAAAAAATAGTAGCCTATTTCTAGGCTACTATTTCCACTAACTCTTAGTTACAAGTTAGGAATGCCATTTTCACATTCTTTCGAGTAGCATAAACGCGATTCCAGTTAGCCGCCGCTTCAAGTTCAGCGTGAGTGGCAGATTGACCCGCAACACTGGCAGACAGGAATTCAAAGCCAGTTGGATGGATAATTTCAGTAACACGGGAGTAAATTACTTCTTCACCACCACCATTACCTGCCGCTTCGTTACGATCAACCGCAGACGCATTAACAGGTTGTGCAGTACCGTAACCAAATGCACCAGCCGCAAACAACATGACTGTGTAAACGACCCCGTCAGTGGTACCTGCGCGAGATGGCATGGCATCATCAACAATGACACGATAACCCAGATAAGTAGGAATGCTCACTTCGCCACGTGCATCAGGAATGTAGGCAATCAAATTCAACTTCTGCAGTTGTGTATACTGAACAGAGTGCATAGCGATCATAGTGACATCGCCTGCTAAATCACCCAGAGTAGCCGCCGCATCAATTACCGCATCAGCATGGATTCGAGTAGTCGCAGACGCACCTGCCGCAGTTTCACTGTGAATAGCAGTGGTCATTAAACCACCGTCAGAAAGATCATCCAGCAAAATACCAGTAGAAGAGCTTAAAATACGGTTTTGAGTATCCGTAGCCCAGTATTTACCAATACGATTTGCGATTGCACCCAGTGGGTCACCGTTGCGAATTGATAACTCACGAGCAAGATCCATAATAGACCAAGACTGGTTCTTCATCGCTTTACGATAAATCTGCTTACCATCGGTGATTTTGTTAGGCTCGGAATCAGTTGCCTGAACGTCGCTAGAATAGTTTGGCTCAATTGTATTATCTAAACCAAGGAAGAATGGGATTTCTCCAATAAAACCACCTGCGGCGGCCATTTCATTCAACATGGGGTTATCTTGAATAACACCGGCTTGTAGGAAGTTGTTTTGCTCGGCCGCCGCTTCTTGAACTGCTTGCTCAAACGGGGTGGCGTCGTAAATATCGGAAAGTGTGACTGTTGCATAGGCCATAGTAGTATCTCCATAGTAATATAATGACTCTTAGCTGAGAAATTATATTAATGAAGACAGCTAAGAAATTTAAAATAAATTTTAAAGTGTCCTTAGCTAAACTTTCCCTAAAGGAATTCAGAACAGATTGGTATACCCCAAAAGGAATATATCTATTACCGTAAGTGTATGATATAGCATTTAAAAAAGCAATGTTTTATTTAACAAGTTAGCTTTTTAAAAGGCATATACATTTATAGGTATATACTTTGTTATACAACTCTATATAATGGGTTATACAAATACAGCACAGGACGTATAAATGGAACAATTCATATTAATTAATAATGCCAAATTGCCAGAAGATGTATTTGGTACCGATCCGGATACCATTACTAAAGTATATAAAAAATTGGTGATGCTGGTGCATCCAGATAAGCATGCGCTTAAAGATCAAACCGAGCAGGATAAATACAGTCAATTATTTCAAAAACTTCAGAAATTAAAACTCGAAGCGGATATTCGAGTGAATTTATCGATTTACGGCACGACCAAGAAAACAAAAATTGATTTTGAACCATTTACTATCAAAACGAAACGTCACGAATATACGTTAACGGAATTGTTGGAGCATGGGGACATTTCTAATGTTTGGCGTTGCCAAAATGAACTCGGTGATCAATTGATTTTGAAGTCCGTTAAAAATCCAGTGAATAATGATCTGGTTAAAAACGAAATCAATATGATTAAAAAAATTAATCCTGAAGGTGATGATAAATTATACGCTGAATTTTTCCCTGACGTCATTGATTCATTTGTCATGATGGACGCTACCAAGAAAAAATCACAAGTCATTGTTCAATCGGATTATAACGCAAAAGGTTATGTTGATTTATTTACGGTTAAGGAAGTTTTTAAAAATAACCCAGATGATGAAATTGTTAGCCGGCATCTGGTTTGGATCTTCAAACGATTGTTGATGACGGTAGGTTATTTACATAATCGTAGTTTAGTACATGGCTCGGTCATACCTCCCCATGTGCTCGTTCATCCCGTTGATCATTCTATTAAATTACTGGACTGGTCATACATGGTGAAAGGTAGTGATAAAATTAAAGCAATTTCCAATGCGTACGTTGATTTTTATCCAGTTGAAGTGATGAATAAAGGGGGTATTTCAGGCGTAACGGATATTTACATGATCGTTCATACTATTCAATGGCTACTTCCAGAAGATCGGATGCCGTTATTTATGAAACGGTTTTTCAAAGGTTGTTTATCTCACAGGCATTACGATGCGTGGGGATTACATGCCGAGTTCGACGGAATTGTTGAAGCACATTACGGCGAACCAAAATACATAAAATTAGACACACAGGAGAATTAACATGTATTTTGAGGTGGATGGATGGAATAATTTTTGTCGGATTTTTGAATTACCAGCGGCCTACCCAAGTGATTTTTGCATGCCGGCTATACCAGTGAACTTTAATATGGTTGATTGGTTTAATCCAATCCAAGATCTTCCAGTCCCCGCTGTGAGCAAGGAACTTTGGGTAGAAAAGGTTGGTGAAATTGAAGTTAAGAAAATTGACATAAAAACACTACAGATAAGTCTATTGTCATTTTTAAAAGGCAAGCAATACGTTAAACAAGGAAGACAATATCTTGTATTAACTGATTTCGGAGCAAGCTTCACCTTTGAAGCTGATCCACAATAACATTAAACACACAGGAGAATTAACATGGGCGGTTCAAGTTGGAACGACGCATTTTATGCAACACGAGCAACATCACGAGTAGATGCAGGTGTATCTGCATTTGCTTACAGTGATTCAGTTAAATCAGGATCAATCAGTGCTAAAACACATGAAGATCTCGATCCCAAAGGCGTGATCCGAGAATCACGTGATAGTGAAGATCATCCTAACTCCAATGCTATTGGGGTAATGTTCGATGTAACGGGCTCAATGGGCGGAATTCCTGTTGAATTACAGAAAAAATTACCCAGTTTATTGGGCGTATTGACTCGAAAAGGCTATATCCCTGATCCCCAGATTTTATTCGGTGCTATCGGGGATTATCGGGCTCGTGATGTTTCGCCATTACAGGTAGGTCAATTTGAATCCGGTAATGAAATGGAAGATGATCTGGAAAAAGTGTATCTGGAAGGTTCTGGCGGTGGCAATATGGGTGAATCGTATGATTTGGCCATGTGGTTCTTTGCCAATAAAACCAAGATAGATTGTCTGGAAAAACGAGGTGATAAAGGTTATCTCTTCACCATTGGCGATGAGCCTTTCTTTGATACGGTGCGTAAAGTCGATGTTAAGGCGGTATTTGGTGATGATCTGCAGGCAGATATCCCATTAAAGGAAGTGGTTGAACAACTGCAGGAAAAATATCATTATTTTCATATTATTCCTTCCGGTGGTTATCGCAGTTCTAGTTCCAAAGACGGTTGGACTAAATTATTGGGTCAAAATGTATTAATACTGGATGATAGCAATGCCGTTTGTGAAACCATTGCGATGGCAATTGGTGTTAATGAAGATTCCATCGACATTGACAATGCTGTAGTGGACTTGGCGGCGGAAGGTTATGATGCCCACGCCATCGCTTCAGCCACTCGTGCAGTAGCGACTATCGCGGGTAATCGCCCTGCAGTAGTTAGTGGTCAATTGCCAGCTGGCGATAGTGAAGATGATGTCGCTCGTTTGTAAAAAGTTTAGCGGTTCGGATGACATACCCTATAGTCGTTAAATTTCGCTTTCCTCTGATGAATGAACTAACGAAGAGGCGTTGAGTCGGTAACGTAATGAAGATGGACGTGAGGCCAAGAGACTACCGGCAACCTCACACACTTAAATTAAAATTATGAACAAAGAGTATACTCGTTTAATTTATGAATTGAATAAAACATACCGTATTGAATTAGCGGTTAATTCTCTTAAATTATTAAACGATTATAAAAAGAAAGAATTTGATCCCAATCGAATTAGAAAAGCAATAAATATTGCTATACAGAACCAAAGTTATTTTTAAAATTAAAGGAATTGAAATGAATATGTACATTGTGGGTGGTACGTTCGATGTTGGACGAGGTAAATTCTCGCATTTTATAGAAGTTATGGGCAATTACTTTCCTAAGGCTATTACCATCAACGGGGGTAACATTAACGATTTATATTTATTCAGGCCACATGATATCGACGTGTTAATTTGGATGCCTAACGTTGATAACGCTGAAGATAAGATCTTACCCAGACTCAAAGTTATGAATCCTAAAATGGTACTTGTTTCCAGCAAACGGGTCATTGAAAAGAAGTACAGTAATTATGATCTGGTTAATCGCCTGATTAATACTCGATCTAATTTAGGAATTATTATTGATAAAATGAGATTTAATTATTGGTTTTCACTCATCGATCCATTGGGTAATATTTTTTGTAGAAGTTTTCAATTAAAATCAATGCTCCCTGTTTTATCTCAACGTATTGATGAATTAATGGAAGTAAAACGAATAAGTTCTCAACAACTGGAATTTGATATCGATCCTGATTCATCTCCACCTTCAGCTGATTTTTTAGAGGCGGTGCGTTGTTACGGCACCGAATTTAGCTCATATGTTCAGGCAAATAACCCTGATCGATTTTTAGGCAATGCTTCTACTCGATGTGAATGGGGATTTCCAGCAGAACGTCGAACTGACCATATCTGGGTCAGTCGTCGTAATGTTAATAAGGAAAGTGTATCAGCTGATGACTTTGTTAAGGTTTACTTGTGTGCCGGTAAAGTTCGATACCTTGGTGCAAATAAACCTTCTGTTGATTCAGCAATTCAAATTGAATTATTTGAACGGTTCAAAAATATTAATTACATTATCCATGGTCACTGTTACGTAGATGGTGCAAAGTTTACCGAGAGTAAATTGCCTTGTGGCGATTTGAATGAGTTGCATGAAATAAATAAGTTAGCGCCTGATCAGAACAGTACGTTCGTAGTAATAAATTTGCTGGGACATGGTTGTTTGATTATGTCTAAAACTGTTGAAAATTTATATAAAGTAAAACTGCAAAGCAGACCTTTGCTGGAAGATTAACTACCAATTTGGTAATTATTGGTAGTTAATTGGTAGTTAAAACTTAAAGGAATTAAAATGAAAAAAGCATTTATTGTCACCGACCTGATGTTCGGTGATAGCGGTAAAGGTACCATTACGGATTATCTGGCAAAAACTCACGATGCCAGCTTAGTAGTTAAATTCAACGGTGGTTCGCAGGCGGCGCATAACGTAGTGCTACCGAATGGTACCCACTTCACGTTCTCTCAGTTTGGTAGTGGCTCCTTCCAAGGTGCAAACACTTACTTATCTGAATATGTGTCGGTTGATCCACTGGCCATGTTGGCTGAAGGTGATGCTTTATCTGGGATTATGGATACGAATGCATTTACACTTATGGGTGTTAATGCGAAATGCCCAATAATTACCCCGTATCATAAAGCGTATAATCGTGCTCTGGAAGAACATCGAGGTGATAGTCGGCATGGTAGTTGTGGTGTAGGACATGGTATTTGTGTTGAGATGCAAAAAGATGGAACTGCTCCTACTCTTTACTTCGGTGAATTACGGTCATCATCTATTGTATGGCGTAAATTACGTGAGATCTGCGAACACTTAGTCAAAAAAGCATGGAGTTCTGGATTTTCTATCAGTGGTTTGGATCATTACGAGATCAATAACGACTTCAAAAAGTTGTATGACTTAGTTACTGAAGTTTATAACCCAAACCCCATGTTGAATAATTGCCAAACCGTTATTTTCGAAGGCGCCCAAGGTGCATTGTTGGATGAATGGCATGGATTCAATCCCCATACTACGTGGAGTACCACTACTCGTAAGAATGCGGATTCTATTATCAAGAAATACACACAGGAATTTGGACTTATCAACGATGAGGTAAAAGTGCATAATTACGGTGTTATGCGTACTTACATGACCCGTCATGGAGCAGGACCATTTCCTTCGGAAACTAAAGAGCCAATGAAAGGTTGGATCTTCGATGATCATAACAGTACGGGAGACTGGCAGGGTACGTTTCGTACGGGATTTCTGGATTTACCGTTGTTGAAATACGCTTTAAGTTTTGCGGGTGTGAATAGTATTGCGTTGACTCACTGGGACACGATGTCTGCTTACTTTTCATACGTAAAGTCTTATGAAGATGGTGATACTTTTTTAAAAAGAAACGGGACTCCAAATTTATTTCAATCTGAAGATATGATGTGGCACTTAAAGGATTCCAAACCAGTATATACTCAATACAAAGGTAATATCAGGGAATTGATCGATGATCAATTCCCCGATACACCAGTATCTATTATTTCCAGTGGCCAGACATGGGAAGACAAAATAGAAGTTTAACTAGTTGGATAAATAACAATGTTGTCCACTGAACCTACAAAGTTCAAGTCAGCCCGAAATGTTATATCATTGGTACCGGTACAGAGAATATTCTCTTCAAATGTGCCGGTTGCCGCTCGAAGTGTACCAAACTCGGTACCTAATCCGATTGAAACATTCCCAGCGGTGTACGCCGTAACTTCAAACACCACTCGATATGTTTCGCCGACGATTAATAAAGATGCGTCACTTAAATCACTATTACCAACTTGAGTGCCATCGGAAGTTGCTACGCCAGAACCAATGAGCCAGCCGGTGCCACATATCCAGTTCACACCACATACTGTGTCAAAGACAGGATCAGTGAGCACACTCAATGGCGTATCTAAATATCGAGCGTAGATGATTGCCTCACGACGCAGGCGGTCGTAGTGGATCGCCGCCTGCCATGCTCGTTTCAGCTTTGCTGTGGTGTACTTACCAATTCGTCTTAACATTATTGTACCTTTTAGGTTGTGATCCCTGCTGATTTCTGCATTTGTGCCGCCAACACAGGGTTGGTGCGCGTCAATTTAGCCTGAAGCGTAATATTCTTGGTATCCGCTTTCCAAGGATTCACTTGATTACCACCCTTACCTCCGGAATTCGGAGGAATACCACTACCACTATTCTGCATTGGAAATGCGCCAGAGAACGTTTCATTCGCTTTTAATTCGGCCACTAAGTCATTGATCGTAAACACTTCACCGTTAGTTGAGTTGATCCGCTGATTACCTTCAGCATCTACCACTTGAGTCGTGTAGTCACCGGCTTCAGATTTGACGGTCTTCAGATTAGGCTTAATGTGAGGTAGTAACAATGTGGCGTTACCATGCTCTTTGTCAATTGCCTTGACTGCTACGTTCTCAATCAGTTCTTTGTCCAAAGCACTTTGCAGGCCGGTCAGCTTAGTTGTATAGTCATTGGTTAATGTCGTGATCTCAACGGAGTGAGCATCGGTCATACTGCCTTTGAGAGTATCCCATTCGCCGGCGGCGGCTAAAGCATCTTCTTTGGCTTTCGCTTTTTGTGTTTCCAGTTCGTCTTTTTCAGTGAGGAATGTATTGTAAGCATCCATATCCACATTGTCGGGCATCTGGTTCTTTTTCAGCTTATTGATCTGATCCAGTAACTTGGTTTTGTTAGTGGTCAGGCCAGTAATTTTACTGTCCACCAGTGCATCTGCTTCAGACTGCGCGGCGGATAGGAAATTACTTAGATCAACGTCGGTACCGAGTTTTTCTGCCAATAATTCTTGTAATGTTGCCATGGTATTATGTCCTGTGTGTTTTGGTTATGGTGTTATACGGGTTGTGCTGGGTTGTCAATTTCATTTCCTGTTTCTAAACTATTTCCGGTGGTGTTATTTTTAGCGGGCTGATTGTTGGCACCACCTTCATTCTCTTTCACTGCCAACTCTGACTGCAGATTCTCTTTGAAAAACGGAGGTGGATTTTCCTTGATCAGCTCCAGTTCTTCTTCCATTGTACGGGTAGAGGTAATGATCTCCCCCTCTTTCATCTTGGTAAACATGGTATCAAAACTGATAGCTCCATCTAACCATGATTTGACCAGCGCAATTTGCTCGTTAGCTGGAAGTTCAACAATTATGAAATCTCGATTTAAGGTAAACGTCATGTCTTCTGAATAGGTATCGTTGTCCCAGTCCATTTTCATCTGGATCAATTCTTTCATCTGAGAAGACAGATTGTCCACAATCGTTGCAATGAGCGATGTTTGCGCACTGGTTCTGATGATCACACTGGAGGCGGTTTCACGTGAAACAGCCTGAGGTGATAATATCTGGGCACCAATAGTTGCCATGGTGTTTTCTAGTTTGCTAATGTAGTTAATATGAGCCTCATAACTCTTGCCGCTGAACTCCATCATACCCACTTTCGCCGCATCATTGGCAATCAACCATGCTTGGGTGGGACCAATACTACTGGGCGCATTTTCGTCACTGGGGTCAACACCGGTCGCCCATGGTGTGGGTAACGCTGTCCAGTGAAGCAGGTAAACCAAGTCAATTACACGCTGGTCTACCGCGATATTCAAGTCAGAAATATCCTGAAGCGGTGATTTCTCAACGGTAAAGTTGTTGGGTTTAATGCTGTGGATGATCAAAGGGAGTTTCGTTAAAAAGTCACCGTTCTTAGTCGGAAGACTGGTTGAGACCAGTTCCTCGTTTTCATCACCGTCATCGTGAAGGGTGAGATAACGACGCAGGCGTACCACTCGCTTCGACTCACCTTGATCGTTACTAATTGTGGTGAAGTCAATAACCGTATGATACTGCACATCGGCGGTGCTAAATTCATCATCGATTGATTGTTCTTCTACCATTTCTTTAAAAATAAACCGTGATAACTCAGGATACCCTTTGGAATTATCCGTTAAGAACGATACAAATTGTTCTGGCTTGACCAATTTGTAGAACGAACGATTGAGTACGTTACTCCAGTCAAGCATTGTGGCGCAAAACCCGTCTTCAAAGACAAATTGTGTTATTTGTTGGCAGTACTCTTGTAATGTATTGCCTAACAAGTCAACATTCTTCTGATCAAAACTGTCAGCACCGGTCAAAATTATCGGCTTGCGAAAAATAGTCCCCGTAAACCCATCAACCACTTTCGGATACAGTGTATAGACTTGAGCCATATCAATCATGGTGTCATAGTCATCGTCACTTTGACCACTTAATCTGCGGAAATACGTTTCTCGATTCGCAAACATCGCCGCTTTACCACCACGAATGTCTCGATTTTGTCGTAAAATCGCTTGCATATTCGTTATTTCTGCAGACATTGGGAAGGTTGTACTAGTTGACATGGTCTAACGTCCTAAATTAGTGATTTGTAACGGTAATTGTAATATAAGTGGGTATGTTATACAAATATCCATCAAAACCCACCCAGTTTCTTTGCACGAGAGTCCAATTTCCTGACCGGATAGAGGAAATACACCATATACCCAAACGAATCATTAATATCGTCAATGGAACTATTCACCAGCTTCTCCGGCTGACCAGTGTTCGCTGAATACACGTGTTGCTCTAACGATTCACACAGTGATTTGACCAATAGCTTGTTCACGCGCACGGTGTGGTGCTCAAAGGCGGCGTTCACAGACATGACTCTGTCTTTTATCAATGGATTCTTAGAATGCGACTTAATGTGAAACCCCGCCTTCCTCAAGATCGTAAAGTCCGATTGACTGGCTGACTTGGAGCTGGTCGAACGGCCACTGGAGTCTGGGTAGATGTATATCGGTGAGCGCGGGTACTTATTACGCAATACCTCAACAATCTCGTTGGTATCGTTGAGATGATACAGCCCGTCAATAATGTGAAGCTCGGTTACGGGTTTGGCTTGCGGATCATTGTTGTTTAATGGTCGGGGTCGTTTCACCGCCACGGTGATGGAACAGTCCAGTACGTTAAAGTCAACGCCACAGTGTATTTCTTCACCTTCACGATACACGGAGTCTGTGTGCTGGTCGTCACGGTCAAACGCATAATAGACGGTTCCAGACTGCAGGTTTGTAAAAATACCGTTAACGTATGCCTCAAACAAGTTGGATGGATAGGTAGACTTCATGGTCTCAATATAACCATCAGCCAGATTATGTTCATTGGTGTACGTGGAGGCAATGATGAGCTCACTGTCTTTTAACGGGGTTTGTTTCCAGTTAATGTAGGAAAACTTATAGCCCTCAGGTGTTGAAAATACAAATACCTGATTCTTGGTGCCGGACGGTGCGCTTTGGCGCATACGTCCAATGGCTTTTTTCAATACCAGTTCGGCTTTTTCCGTGGGGATCGTATCAATTTCATCCAGAAATACAGATAGTACATTCAGACCAATTAAGGTGGTCGGGTCGGTCATACTGCGACAATAAATATTACCATGCCCTTTAATGGCAATTACCGAATCTGATTTATTCAGTGTGTACTCTAATCCCATCTCTTTCATCATTTCTTCGATGAGCGGATAGAAAATACTTTTAATCAGACTATGCGTGGGTGCCATGTACAATAAATTGCAAGTGGGGTTACTGATTATGGTGGAAAGCAAACGTACCGTACCCACATGGGATTTTCCAGAGCCCATCCCCGCACAAAAGTTGACAAACTTAGCCTGTGATACGAAGAACTTGGACTGGGGTACCGATAATTTGATTTTAAGTTCAGGCATGGATTAGTAAGACGGCTCTTTTACCACGCGGCTTGTGGTGAATTGCGGTTGGGCTTTGGCTATTGGGTCGGGTGATTCAGGTGGAGATTGTTCAGTTTCATCTTGGATATCAATGTTAATAATTTTGTTTGTTAAATTTTTAACACTTACTTGTGGTTGCACCCGTTTTTCTTCAATATGGGAAGTTGAAGTTGCCATATCCCCTACCGTTACCGTTTCGGTTTTGGTTACATATGTCGCGTCTTTCATAGCCATGCGATTATTTCCATTGAGATGTTCAATCAGTACGGTTCTCACGTAATTCGATAAGGTGCGATTGTCATCTTCAGCCAGTGTCTGGAGTTGTGTTTTTTCATCACTCGTCAGCCGTACTGGTGGTAACTGCTGGTCTAAGGTTTGTTTGCTCATTAGTAATAAGTGTCCTGTGTGTTGTAAACGTATGCTTCGCATACTAACATGGCACTTTTGAGATGACAAGTGTTACGTTACTATGGTGATGTTTTTAAAATTTTGATAGGGTGGAATGATATCAGGTTGGATTTGGGGTTGTGGGGCGGGTATTTATTATTAGCGTATAACATTGTGTATCACTTTGTTATACATTGTGATATGTTTTTGGAGTATTTTGTTAGGGTCATCGCCCACATGCGACGTTCGAGGGGACAACATGCCCCCACCCCAAGAACGCACCCCACCACAAAATGTCCCTGTTAAAATCACACCT